CCTCTTCCGCTAACTTACTGAAATAACTCAAAGTTTCGTCTGAATCATCATCAGCAGTAGTCGCCGGAACAGGTGTCGGGGAACTTACTGTTTCTTCTACAACCGGTGCAACTGTACGAGTTACAGGTGGGATTGCAACATCTTCGGCAGTACCGGTATTCCTTACGCCAGATAGAACTTTATCAAGTTTTACTTTTAATTCATCATATGATTTAAAGTTTTCTTCTGCAAGAAATGGTTTTAATGGAAATTGTTTATTCCATATTTCTTCTATTGCCTCATCATTATCTGCAATAGCTGACTTACTGTCAAATTCACTTTTATCGTAATTCCAGTAACCATCAACTTTTCTGATTTTTAGTTTAAAGTTTGCACCTTCCCAAAAGTCAAATGGGTTGATAGGTGTTTCATCTTCAAACTCAGGTTTCATCGCTTCAGTAATCTTATCAAAGATTTTCTTACCGAACTTATATAATTTAACTTGACCTTCATTTTCAGGATGTTTAGGGTCACTCACAATCATAATGTTTGCAGTATAAGAAAGTTTACGCTTTCTCTTTCGTGCAATTTCTTTATCTGCCTCAACGCCAGAATTCCATAGTAAACTATTAGATTCACTAATAGGACATTTCTTATTAAGAGTAGTTAAACTATTCTCAATAAACCAACCGCCAGGGCCTTGAAATGCATGAGACCATAGTCTTGCCCATGGCAAGTCTTCGTCTTGAACTGCTGGTAAGAAACGAAAAACAGCATACCCATTACCAGACTTATCTAGTTCTGGTTTCCAGAATCTATCGTCTTGATATGAGTTTGATTGTTTTTGTGGTTCTGCAACTTTTGATAGTTCACCCATAAGAGTGTCTAAGTTGTTTGAGCGTTTTAACGCTGATAGGCTTGTTGCCATATTTGTATCTCCTTGTATTATTGTATTTGTATGATTATTGTATCGTTTTGTGCTGTATATATCGCACCTTTATATTTATAACATTTTTATGCATTAGTATTTCGTGCATATAGTATATTATACACTATTTTATTTCCTTTGTCAAGCGTTTTACCATAATTTTTATTGAAATTCATACCAACCTGTTGCAATATATTTTTCTTGTTCGCTTACAATACCTTTGTGGGTGTGTGTCCATTCTGCAGGCCATATAACACTTAATCCTTTTTTAGCTTCTGTTTTGTAATTTTGATATAACCACTCTGTTCCGCCATTATCAACATCATTTAAATAAGTCATATAAGCTAAAACTCTATCTCTACTATTTTTAAAATTATCTCTTTCATAATGCCACTTTTTATAACCGCCACCAGGTGGATAATATTGAATGTTATTTGACATGTGAGTATTTAAATTAAAATTGTATATGTCATATTTCTCACAATAATTTTTGTGACCTTTTCTCAATTCATTAAAATAATTAAAAATTCTAACATCTCGACTATTATTATAAAACATAACATCTTGTGAATTTTTTATAGAGTGGTCTATTTTTTGTTCATTATATAATGTTATAGTGCCCTCAGATTTATGTTCTTCATTTGTCTGAAAGTAATCTATCATACCATCACAAACACTTTCATTTATTTGAAATGTGTATATAAAATTTTCCATATTAAGCTAAACACATGACGAAAAGATATGGTATCGTTATAACCGCAAAATAAACTACAAAGAAGATTCCTATTATTCTAAACATTACTTTTCTTTTCTAAATACATCACAATTTAACGACATTGTTCGTCTTACTTCATCTGTACTATTGAACGGATATACTCCATGCAGTAGAGTATATGGAAATACATAAAATTCTCCTACTTGGGCATCGCTTCGTATTTGCGAAACACTAAGCGGGTCTTGATTGCCGCCAGTAAATTCTAACCAACCATTTGCCGGTCGTTCTTCCCTAGATGCTTCTACGCCATACCAGTCAGGTCTTTTCAACATTAATACAGATGATAGTCCTACTTCACTATCCGGGCTTGTGTGATAGTGTAAAGGATTATATTCATTTGATTTCATTTCATTTATCCAAGCCTGTGATTGAACAGCCCTGTACTTGTCTTTTTGAATTATTATTAGATATCTTTCAAAACACCATTGAAATATGTTTCTCATATTAGGACTTAATATTTCATCAACTGCTTTTTCGTCTGCAATTTTACCAGCAAGTTGTTCATTATGTGGTCTCAAATTTTTTGATGTTTCATCATACCTACTATTAATAGCATCTATTAGTGCCATAGGTAAATTAAATTTTACTATACAAGTGCCTAGATGAAAGTGTTCATAATTAATTGTTGTCCCTTCTTCTATTAAAGTTTCTTCCATTATAACTCCTTTAGTTTCTTTTTCAATGATATTTTATATTTGGTAACATTGTATTTTAAAAAAGGTCTATATCGCACCATTCTATCGTGTAGTTTAGGCCATAGTACTGTTTCGTCTATGTCTTTATTCAATCGTTTTGAGAATGAAAGTATATCTTCTAGTATCAAAAATGTTTCAAAGTTAATCTTCTTAGATAAAACCATTTTGAGTATCGGTGGGTGTTGACCCTTTACAGATGTGAATATATCATCAAAATTCATTTTGTTTGCAGTCATTCTTTCTAACAAATAGTCAATGTCTTGGTCATAATAATATTGTAATGCTTCTAATCTCTTAGACCAGTCTTTATAACTTTCGTCACCAGATTGACCAATGATGTCACCAACCCATAGATTAGTATTAGCAACAAAATTGCTGACAAAGTAATCCACAATAGTAATATCGTTATAAGATTTACCAAGCTTATGAAAAAAATATCTATCCCTTCTTTTAGTAAAAGTGGCCAGTTTTGCAGTTGTTCGTCCGCCGTGCTTATGAAAGTCGTAGCTTTGGTCTTTACTAGTGAAGTGTAGTTTGATTGCCAGATAGACTTTATATACTTCGAAACCATTCATTCTCCTATAATATCTCTTTTAATTTTTTTACAAATAAATCTACACCTTTAGAGGCGTTTGCAGTCCACTCTTGTGGGTCGCCAGCATCTGATATGTATTTGAAACAACGAAAAGGTAAGTCGTAGTCTTTGCATACAGAAGCCAGTGCATATGATTCCATATCAACTATATCATAGTCGTCTTGTTTTGATTCGCCGTGTAGATAAAAACTATCACCTGTGCCACATGTAATGCCATCTAGTGTTGTTGTTAGAAATGATATATTTCTGTTGCCCCACGGCGTTTCATAGTTCTGAAATCCTAGTGGTGTTACATCCATATCTCTCTGTATAAAATTAGTAACCTCATATAGTTTACCAACTTCAACATTGTTACTTACTTTAGCAGCTGTGCCATAATTTATAATTGAATATTTCCAATTTCTTAAATGATATGCATGTTCCATAAGTGCCTTTGTAGCATTTATTTTACCGACGCCAGTATATAGTATCTGACTCTCCCAATCTTCTTCTGGAAAACCATTCAGTTCTGCCGGTATGGCAGAAAGTATTGCAACTTGTGAATTCATATAGGGAGTTGTGGTACTTTAGCTATGTTTAATAGATTAAGATTTTGTGCCTCGTAAGTCAACTTTTCTTTTAAAGCCTTGTTTACTAATTTTCGTGAATCACTTGGGTCGATTCCGTTTTTTTCGCAATACAAAAGAATTGCATCTATGTAACTCATCTTTTTAGTCTTAACTGTTTCTTCTATCAGTAGTGCAAATTTGTTTGGTGTAATTATCATTTTCATAGTTCTATTATACTATATGTTAAATTGTTTGTCAAGCTCATGCTGTGTAATATATTCTAAATTATTACAATCATGCCACTCTGGTATTATGACATCTATTGGACTTGTCCCAATAGCATTAGAAGTTACTTTATAAAATTTTGTGTCGTTAAATGTGTTGAATGTGTTCTTATGTTGCAGTATCCAGTGGTGTAAATCATCTTTTTCTGACTTATCAGGTCTCATCATTGGGGCATCTTCGCCAACATAACAAGAAGTTCCTGCATAGATGTTGTTCACTTTATCATCTGGTGAATATAAATCATGTCCAATAATATAAACTTCTTTTGCGCCAAGTTCACATGCCAAATAGATTGCTCTTGTGCCTGTTGCATAAGCAAATTCATCTATGGTTGGTTCTATTTCGTGTGCATCATCAGGCTTAACTACTCCTGTTACATATGTTATGCCAGAAACTTTACTATCTAATGTAAAGACACCTTCACCGCCGTGATAAACAACATCACGAGTAAAACCTAAATCGCCAGGAGAGATTGATACAGGCCCTGTTTCTGATTCTAACATGTGTTCAGCAACGCCTGTTGGTATTTCAGACCAATATCCTAAATAAGAAGTACCATGATGTGCATATCCTGAACGATATATTTCATGAGCGATTGGGGCATCTAGTGCAACTAAAATGTCAGGAGTAAAATCTCTGTATATTGCATTGCAACCAACTACTGTGCCATGCTGTTTATATTTGTCGAGGTCTAAACCTATTCTTGATTTGCCGTTACCGAAACAGAAGTATGTCATGTGTTCACCTTTTGATTAATGTAAGTGCCAGTTTGGGTTAGAAGGTACTGGCAACCCCCTTAGCAACTTAAGCTGCTAAAGCGTACTGGTTAGAGTTTGCTTTTA